AAAAGAAGACATTAAAATCATCCTGGAATTCTAAAGAAAAATGCCACAAAAGACTAACTTAAATATAAGTCCTTATTATGATGATTTTGATAAGGCAGATAATTTTTATAAAGTATTGTTTAAACCTGGATATCCAGTTCAAGCAAGAGAATTATCAGGTCTACAATCAATACTTCAGAATCAGGTAGAATCTTTCGGTTCTCATATGTTTAAAGAGGGATCAATGGTGATTCCTGGTAATATTGAGTATGATTCAACCTATTTTTCTTCAAAAATTAATCCAGAGCATTTAGGAATTGATGTTTCAATATATTTGGATGCTATTGTTGCTAATAATGATGGTAAAGGTACAAGAGTTAGAGGTCAAAATTCTCAAATAGTTGCAACTATTAAAAATTATATTATACCTCCAACTGAAGGAGTTGATTCAACTACAATATTTGTTAAATATGTTGAATCTGGAAGTAATAGTACAAGTGAACTATTTCCAAATGGTGAAATATTAGTTCTAGAAGAGAATGTTACTTATGGAAATACAACTTTATTGGCAGGTGAAACTGTTTTAACATTAGAACCAGAAAATGCATCTCATACTGGATCTTCATTTAATGTTGACAATGGAATATATTTTATTAGAGGTACTTTTGTAAATGTATCTAAATCAACGTTAGTCTTAGAACCATATAGAAATGATCCTTCATATAGGGTTGGATTTGAGGTATTAGAGCAGATTATTAATGCCAATGACGATCCTAGTCTATTTGATAACGCAAAGGGATTCACAAACTATGCTGCACCAGGTGCTGATAGATTTAAAATCAGTGTTAAATTAACTAAGAAGTCATTAAATGATTTTGAAGATACTAATTTTGTTGAATTATTAAGAGTTAAAGACGGACAGATTAAGAAAATTCAGGATACCTCAGTATATTCTGAAATTAAAAAATATTTTGCAAAAAGAACATTTGATGAATCTGGAAACTATTCTGTAAACCCATTTAAGGTAGAGGTGCAAAATTCATTGAACGATGAGATAGGTTCTAATGGATTATATACAGAAGCACAAAAAACTGATGAAGGTAATACACCCGCAGAAGATTTACTGTGTGTTAAACTTTCTCCAGGAAAGGCATATGTTAGAGGATTTGATGTTTCTTTACCAGGAACAACAGTTTTAGATGTAGAGAAACCAAGAGATGTAAAAACAATTAAAAAATCATCTATTCCATTTAAAATGGGTAGTTTGCTGAAAGTTAATAATGTTGCTGGAACTCCTTGGATTAATATTGGGGGTAGTACTGCCAATACTATTGGGTTATATAACCAGAGAAAGATAAGTAATGCATCTAATGGTATAAAGATTGGTGATGCTCGTGTATATTCATTCAGTGTTTCTGACGCACCTTATACGGGTGGATCTACTGAATTTGATTTACATCTTTGGGATATTCAAACATATACAACTTTAACTATTTCAAATGGTGCAGGAATAGGAGGTGGTTCAAACGGCACTAAAGTTAGAGGATTAACTAGTGGTGCTATTGGATATATTGCAGACACTCCAAATACTGGTGAGATAAGTCTATCTCAAACTACAGGAACATTTGTTACTGGAGAAGTTTTAATATTTAATGAAAGAACTACTGATACATCAGGAAATGCTACTTCATCATCAATTATAAAAATTAATAGTTATACGACTGAAGATATTAAATCAGTATTCCAAGCTTCTGGTAATGGTTTAGTATCACCTTTTAGTGCAGATTCTGTTCTTTATGACCGAGTATTGCCTAATTTTTCATTAACAGATAATCTTTCAGTATTGGGTGGAGCAGGAAGTAATACTGCTTCAGCACCTGGAAGAAGATTTGCTGGAGTGGTTGGTATAAAAACTGATGCAATAATTTCATATAATCACGGAACATTTGCAGATCCAGTATTTAATCGTGTAAGTAATATTTCATCAGATGGTGAAACATTAACTTTAGTTGCGGTAGGTCAAAGCATCACAGGTGTGAATAATGGTGGTATATTAGCAGCAGGTATATCTACAAATTCAACTTTTAGAATTAAATCGCCAAAGATTACTAATCTATCTGGTGCAAGTCTTTATAGTAGATTACCCAAGAAAAATATTTCTTCTGTAGATCTTTCAGATTCTAATTTAGTAATAAGTCGCCAAATTACAGGTAAATCAGTTTCAGGTAAAACATTAAATATAACATCTCAAGATGGTTTAGATGTTTCTTCTGGAATTGCTAGTGCATTCTTTGAACCATTTGATGCTGAAAAGTATTCTATTGCATACGCAGATGGTACAACAGAACCTTTAACAGGAGATCAAGTTACTATTACTAATAATGGTAATGATGTACAGTTTAGTGGATTATCACAGAATAACAATTGTACTGTTAATGTTACAATGAAAAAGATTGGACTTACTAGTAAGTCTAAAGATTTTGTAAGAAGTTCACAAGTACAAGTAACGAGAACTGCAGGTGTATCAACATTATCAACTAATTTAAGTCCTAGTGATGTTTATGGTATAAGAGTTGAAGATGAAGAAATTTCTTTAAATGTACCAGATGCTGTTAATATATTGGCAGTATATGAATCAAAGGATTCAAGTGATGCTACATTAGATAAATTAACTTTTGTTTCTGGACTTGCATTAGATACAAATGCAGTTATAGGTGAAAAAATCATTGGAAAGGCAAGCAGAGCAATCGCTCAAGTTGTTTCTAGAACCTCAACTGAAATTGGATTTGTATATCTTAATGCCAATAATTTCAATCAAGGAGAAACAGTTACATTTGATGAATCCAATATAGAGGCGACCATACAAAAGATAACTTCTGGAAATTATACAAATAGAACTAAAAATTATACTCTAGATAAGGGTCATAGAAGACAATTCTCAGATTATTCAAGAATTGTAAGAAGAAAGAATACTACTGTACCTTCTAAGAGATTATTGTTAGTATTTGATTATTATAAAGCTTCTAGTACTGAAAATGGAGATTTATATACTTCAAATTCTTATACAAAAGAAAGGTATTCTACAGATATTCCAGCAGTTGGTAGAAATAGAGGAACAGATATTCTTGACTTTAGACCAAGAGTAAATCCATTTGATGCCGAATCTGCAACTGCATCACCATTTGCATTTGATAGTAGAACTTTTGAATCAACTACTAAGTATGTTGTTGCTCCAAATGAAAGTTCTATTCTTGGTTATAGTTACTACTTACCTAGAATTGATAAGTTAGTAATTAACAAATCTGAACAGGTCAAACTCATTAAAGGTGTTTCTGCAGATTTACCAGCACCACCAACAGAGGTTGGTGATTCTATGGAAATTGCTCAGATCACTTTACCACCATATCTTTATGATCCCATAAAAGGACCTTCTATTAAAATGTATGATAATAGAAGATTTACAATGAGAGATATTGCAAGTCTTGAGAGGAGAATTGATAATTTAGAAGTTATGACTTCTCTTAGTGCTCTTGAATTAGATACTAAGTCTTTACAAATAAAAGATGCAGATGGTTTAGATAGATTTAAGAGTGGTTTTGTTGTTAATAACTTTAAGAATAGAGACTTTATCAACTTTAATTCTGAAACTGGATCTAGATGTGATGTTGATATAGTTAATAAAGAATTGGTTAGTGCTACAGATTTCTGGTCAATGAGAGCAGAGACTGCATTTGATCCTTCAATTGATGTAAATTCAGTAGATACTTCTAGTAATCTTAATTTATTAGATTCTAATACTAAGAAAACTGGTGATTTAATTACTTTAGATTATACTGAAATTGATTGGATTAACCAACCACAAGCAACTCAAGTTGAAAATATTAATCCTTTCAATGTAATTGTATTTGTTGGTGGTGTAATTTTAGATCCACCATCAGATAACTGGACTAGAACAATTTATGTTGATAATTACAGAACAGAATCTACAGGTGCTACTTGGGCAGAGCAAGTAAATATAGTTTCTGATAATACAACTTCAGTAACTGATGTTGATGTAGATGTTGATGTAGTTGAAGCAGATCAACACGATTTTGATGGTCATCACCGTCTTATTACAACAAATACGACTACAACTTCAACTCAAGTAGTTGAAACTAGTTTTACTAATACTATTGATGCTCTTAGAGAATTTGATTACGTTGAAAGTATTAAGATATCTGGTGCAACTGATCCTTGGATGCGTTCTAGAAACGTTGCATTTGCCGCTAATGGATTAAAACCATTTACAAAGCATTATCATTATCTTGATAGTGGTATTCCAGATTTATTCCCTAAATTGATGGAAATTACAATGTCTTCTGGAACATTTAATTTATATGAAAATGTTAGTATTCAATTAAATGGTCAAGAGATAGGTTATGTTAAATCTAAAGCACCTGATCATAAGTATGGTGATGATAATGTTATTGCAGTTCCAAATGGGTTAGGATCTCCAAGTACTACTGTTGAAAAATATTCAGTAGATCCTTTTGATAGAACAAGACCAGCACCATCATCATTATATTCTGCAACATCAAAATTGTTTAATTGTGATGTTGATGCATTAGCAAATGAAGAATCTTATTATGGTTATGTTGTTGTTGGAGCACAATTAGTTGGTGAAACCAGTGGTGCAGTAGCAACAGTAGATAGTGTAGATCTTATTTCTGATAATTGGGGAGATCTTTTAGGTGCATTCTTCTTTAGAGATGCAAATGATACAAGTAATGGAGTTATTCCAACATTATTCAGAACAGGTACAAAGACATTTAGAGTTACTGCTGCAACTCCTGGTACTATTCCATTACCAGGAAGTACTGCTTTAGCATCAGATGCAAGCGGTGTTTATAGTGCAACAGGAACTATTTTAACTCAGGTATCAAATACTGTTGGTGTTAGGAACCCACCCCCACCAGCACAGAAACCTAATGAAATAACAACTACAGTTAATGTAGATTCATCTTCTGATACACAATTTATAAGGGCACCTTATAGGGATCCATTAGCACAAACATTTACAACAGATGAAACTGGTGCATTCCTAACTTCATTTGATGTTTACTTTGCAAGTAAAGATCCAAATGCTAAGGTATTTGTAGAACTTAGGGAAGTTGAATTGGGAACACCAACAAGTTTCTTAGTTCAGGATTATGCACAAATTGCATTAAATCCTAATGATATTATAACATCTACAGATGCTTCAGTTGCAACTACAATTAAATTCCCATCTCCAGTTTACTTAGAACCAAGAAGAGAATATGCAATAGTATTCTTATCACCTGGATCTGATTTATATGAGATGTGGGTAGCAACAATGGGGCAAAAGACAGTTGCTACAGGTAATTTACCTGATGTACAAAATGTTGTTGTTACTAAGCAATATATCGGTGGAAGTTTATTTAAATCCCAAAACGGAACTATTTGGACTGCTAGCCAATATCAAGATTTAACATTCAAATTACGTAAAGCATCATTTGTACCATCTGGAACGGCAACATTCTATAACACACCTATAGAAGCTGGTAATCTTAATACAGCACCACTACCAGAAAACCCAATTAGATCTTTACCTAGAAAACTTAAAGTACCCGTAAATAGTTTAGCTGCATCTGAGGCACCTCCAGGAAGAAAGATGAGTACTGGTGCTGTTGGTGATGCTGAACATTCAAGTATTACTGGTATAGTGGAAGCACAAGGATCTGCTATATCAAACGTTGAAAGTGGTATAACTACAGTTTCTGCTGGAATAGGATATAGTTTCACTTCATTAAGTGCTAGTGGATCTTACTGGAAACAAACAGGAGTTACATTAAAATCATTGACTGGAAGTGGAACTGGATCAACAGCAGATGTTCTAGTTGGTGTAGGTGGAGTTGTTCATAAGTTGGATAATTTAACTGCAGGATCTGGATATGTTGCTGGTGAAATATTAACTATTGATAATGATGATACTGATGTAACTGCTGGTTCAGCATATAAAGTTTCAGTAGATTCAATCTCATCAACATTAGATACTCTATATCTAACTGATGTTCAAGGTGAAACATTTACAAATAATGATCCATTAATTCATTATGGTGCTGAAAATGATACTAGAACTTTAGCAACAAGTAGTGCTAAAGTTGCTTCAGATTCTACTGTTAATGGCGTATTGAATACTGGAAATATATTTGAAGTTGTTCAATACAATCATGCACATCACGGATCTAATAACTTTGTTACTATTAAAGGTGTAGAACCCGATACAACGCTTGTTCAAACTACTTCAGAATTATCTGTTGGTGGAAGCACAGTATCTGTTGGAAATACTACACCATTTGCAACATTCGCTGGTATTACAACTGATAGAGGCGAAGCGTTGATAGGTGAAGAAGTTGTTTCTTATGTAGTTGGTACTGGTCAATTAACTCTAGATGCTAGAGGTAAATTGGGAACCTCTGCAGCATTACATGTAGTTGGAAGTGACATACAAACATATGAGGCAAATGGAATACCTTTAGTTGGAATTAATACAACTCATGATATTTCAACTATAAATGCTGATGTGAGAAATAGTGGTGGTATTGATAGTTACTACTTAGAAGTTGATAGAAGTGCAATTGATCATACAAATCAAAGAGTAAGTGGTAAAGCACAAATGAGTTTTACTAGCACTAAAGGTGTTGGTGGAGATGATGTTTGGGCTACACAAAATCATCAATTTAGTTCGTTCTCTCCTAGATTTAATGTTATTACTCCAGGCAAAGGAACTCGTGCAAGTGCTTCTGTTAGAACTGTTAGTGGAACAAGTGCAAGTGGATCTGAAGTATCATTTATAGATCAAGGTTTTGAACCAACGATTTTAAATGAAACAACATTCTTCCCAACACCTAGATTGGCTGCATCAAAGGTAAATGAATCTCAAAGATTAACTACTTTACCTAAGAATAAGTCATTAACTTTAAAAGTTGATATGACATCAAATGATCCTAATTTATCTCCAGTTTTGGATGTTAAGAATGCAACATTTGTTTTAGGTAGAAATAAAATTAACAGTCCAATAGGTACTGATAATTATGCTACTGATAATAGAACTAATAAGATTATTGATGATCCACACGGTTCTATATTTGTTTCTAGAAGAATTAACTTAAAGCAACCAGCAACTTCATTAAAAGTTCTTGTTGGTGCAAGTGTTCAACCAGAAGCAGACTTTAGAGTATTCTATAGATTATTTACAGCAGATTCTAGTGAAGTATCTCAAACATATAGAGCATTCCCTGGTTATAAGAATCTAATTGATATTGATGGTGATGGATTTGGAGATGAAATTATTGATATTAATTTAAATGATGGTAGAGCAGATGCTAAGATGGAATCAAATCCAATAGGTCAGTTCTCTGAATATCAATTCTCAATTGATAATTTAGAACAATTCTCTGGATTTACAATTAAGATTGTAATGACATCTACTAATGAATGTGTTCCTGTTAGACTTAAGGACTTTAGAGCAATTGCTTTAGCATAATGAAATCATTTAAACAGTTTATAACTGAAATAGAAGCAAAGAATAGTATTGAAAGGTTACATCCGTTCAAAACTATGAAAATGGGTGGAATGAAGGACGGTAAATTTAAATACCCTCATCATTTGAGGTTATTTAAAAAAGTTATGGGTAAAAAGAAATTTGGTAAGGATAATTCAATCCCTACAAAATCTATAACTGACCCCAATGTTAGGGATAAGAACACTGACAATACAAATCCTATTAAAAAAATAAAAGTATGATACCAGTTGAAGGTCATAAAAACCTGTTCCGTGATCCACAAACAGGTGCCATAGTTAATAATAATATGAATGAATATTCAAATTATAAAATGGATAGAAAAAGAAAAATGGATCAAAAAGAAGAATTGGATGAGATGAAAAGGGATATAGATGAAATTAAGTCTTTATTAAAACAGTTAGTTAATCACAAAGCATAAATAAATATATAGATTCTGAATTGCTTACATAAATGGCAGATATTAAGGTCAGAGTAGGACAACAAAATGCCGTAAAGGTTATTTCATCACTTGCTGGTGCTCAAGGATTGTCTTTGGCTGAACTTAGTGATGTCGATGCCTCGAATTTACAAAATGGAATGGTTTTAGTATACAATGTTTCCACCCAAAAGTGGGATGCGACATTAGAATTGTCACCAGGCAATACACCAGATTTAGATATTAATGGGGGTAGCTTTTAAAAAATGTCAAGTATTATTCGGATCAAAAGATCGTCTGGTACCGCTAAACCAAGTTCCCTGCTATGGGGTGAACAGGCTTACGTAACAGGTATAGGAAGTTATGGAGGTCTAAACCAATATAAAGATAGAATATTTATCGGAGATGACGGTAGTAATGTAAACCCAGTTGGTGGATATTATTATGCTTCAATGATGGAGCATTCTCCAGGTGCAATTGCTGGTGTTACAAATACAAGAAATAGTGATGGTGGTATAGTTGCTGTTCTTGATAGTGATAGGAAAGTTGATGAGTGGAATGTAGATAATTTAAAACTTGATACAAATACTTTATCATCTACCGATACTGACGGTGATGTTATATTGAGTCCAAATGGGACTGGTGAAGTTGTCATACCTGATGATACTTTTTTAAGTTTTGGTACTGGTAAAGACAGTAAGATTGAATATGATGAAGATGGTACAGATAGAATACAGGTAACTGGTGCCGATTGGACATATACTAATGGTGTATCAATTAATATTGGTGATGTTACTCAGTCAACTGATAAGGATACTGGTGCCTTAGTTGTTGAAGGTGGTGTTGGTATTGAGAAGAATTTAAATGTTGGTGGCAATTTTACCTCTGCTGACGCAACATTTACTGCTGGTGAAATAGGTCAAATTAAAATTGAGAACAATATAATATCTTCTAATAGCAGTAGTAACGATAAGATTTATATTGATCCATTTCCTGATGGACTAAGTAATCAGGGTGATGTTATCATTAAAGGTAACTTACAGGTTGATGGTACAACTACTGCTGTTAACTCAACTAATGTAACAGTTAACGATCCAATCTTTACGATTGGTGATGTTACTAGCGAAAGAACTGTTATGTCAACAGTTTCTGTTGGTGCTAATCAAATAACAATAGATTCTGTTGTTGGTATTAATACTGGAGATACTGTTAGTGGTAGTGCTTCACTTCCAAATAGTGGATTAACTACAATTACTGCATATGATACTGCTGGTAAAACAATTACTATTCAGGGTACAACTACTGCAGGGATTACAACACAAACTCAGTTAACAATTACTCATGCTTATGATACTAATACAGATCGTGGCATAGCATTTAACTATAATGTTGGTGTTGGTACAGCAAATTCTAAAACAGGTTTCTTTGGTTATGTAGATACTGATTCTAATCCTAATAGTAGTGCTCCTGAAGGTGCTTGGACTTATGTTCCAGATGGAGCAGTTAATAACAGCACAGTAAGTGGTACTAGAGGATATCTAGATATTAGGGGTATCTATTATCAAACTGCTGATTACAATACTGGTGGTGTTGTATATTTCGATTCTAACGGATTACAAACATCTACTAATGCTGTAGCATCTCCAGTTGATACTTCTAAGCAACTTCTTACTGCTATCACCAAAATAACTCTTGGATTGCCATCTAATGTTACCTTATCAAAAGGTGATATTGTTAAGCAAGATACTAGTAATGCTTATGGTGTTGTAGAATCTGCTGTTAGTGGTGGAGCATCAATTCCACTTATTGGTGTTGAGGGAACCTTTGTTACTAATCAAAATATTAGAAAAGAGGGTAATAATGGTTCTGTACAGAATCTCTCTGTAATACCTAATAATGTTACTACTAACTATACTAACAAACCATCTTGGACTTCAACACTTGACGGAGGAACGTTCTAAATGCAACAAAACAGTGAAGTTGACGTAAATGTTTTAATGAGTCTATATCATCAAAAACTTGCACAAGCAGCGAACCAAAATGTACTTTTGGAAGCAAAACTTCAAACTTTAAAGAAAGATTTTGAAGAGGAGAGAGACGATCTTTTAAAAGAGATTGCAGATCTAAAAGAAAAATATGAGGAAACCACTTAAAAATGGCAAAACCATCAACTAGACAAGGACTTATTGATTACTGTTTACGGAAGCTAGGTGCTCCTGTATTAGAGATTAATATTGATGACGATCAAATAGATGATCTAGTCGATGACGCTATTCAGTTATTTAATGAGCGTCATTTTGATGGTGTTGAGAGAATGTTTCTCAAGTATCAACTTACTCAAGCTGATATTGATCGAGGACAAGCAAAAAATACAGATGGTGTTGGTATAGTAACTACAAGTGTTACGTCAACAAATATTGCTGGTTATGGAACTACTACTAGTAATTGGTATGAAACTTCTAATTTTTTACAAGTTCCAGATTCAGTAGTTGGTATTGAAAAAATATTTAAATTTGACACCAGTACATTATCTGGTGGAATGTTTAGTATAAAATATCAATTATTTTTAAATGATTTATATCAATTTAATTCTATTGATTTATTACAATATGCAATGACGAAATCTTATCTAGAAGATATAGATTTTTTATTAACACCAGACAAACAAGTAAGATTTAATAAAAGACAAGATAGATTATATTTGGATATAGATTGGAAATCATCAGATAAGGATGATTGGTTTATTTTAGATTGCTATAGAGCGTTAGATCCAACAGCATTCACTCAAGTTTATAATGATCCATTTCTTAAATTGTATCTCACTGCTCTTATAAAGAGACAATGGGGACAAAATATGATTAAATTTAAGGGAGTTAAACTTCCTGGTGGTATAGAGATGAATGGTAGAGAAATTTATGATGATGCTGAGAGAGAAATTGAAGCACTTAGATCTAGAATGGCATCAGAGTATGAATTACCTCCTTATGATTTTGTAGGTTAATGACACATGGCATTAAATCCATTTTTTCTACAAGGAGCATCTTCTGAGCAAAGATTAGTACAAGATCTTATAAATGAACAATTGAGAATGTTTGGTGTTGATGTCACCTACATTCCAAGAAAATTTGTAAATACAGAATCAGTTTTTCAGGAAGTTCAATCATCAAAATTTGATGATAATTTCTCTATAGAAGCGTATGTCAATACATATGAAGGATATTCTGGTGCTGGTGATGTTTTAACAAAATTTGGAATGAGTTTAAGAGATGAAGTTACTCTTACAGTTTCAAAGGAGAGGTTTGAGGATTTTGTTGCACCATTTATGGCAGGTTTGGATGATGGTAGTGGAACTGGTGAAATAATACTTTCAACTCGCCCAAGAGAGGGAGATTTAGTTTATTTTCCATTAGGTCAAAGATTATTTGAAGTAAAATTTGTAGAGCACGAGGATCCATTTTATCAGTTAGGTAAGAATTATGTCTATCAACTTAAATGTGAATTATTTGAATATGAGGATGAAGTTATTGACACTTCTATCGATGCTATTGATACTCAAATAGAAGATACTGGATATATTACTTCATTACAGTTAGTTGGAGCAGGTAGAACAGCATCAGTATCAGCTGCAGTTAATGTCAGTAATGGATATGTAAGAGAAATATTTTTAAATAATGATGGTTATGGATATACAAGTAATCCTACTATTAAGTTTACTGCACCAACTACAGGTGTAAGTGCAAGTGCAGTTGGTATATTAACAACAAAAGCCAATGTCACTTCAATTAAAGAAATATTGATGACTGGTGCTGGTCAGGGATATACTGAAGCACCAATTATTACTATTAGTGGTGGAGGTGGTACTGGTGCTGCTGCAACTTGTAGTATTGAATCATCAGAAAAGGGTGTAATTCAATTTAATGTTACTGATAGTGGTGTTGGGTATAATACTGTTCCAAATGTATATGTTTATCCTTCAACAGTTGGAGCTGCTGCGACTGCTAATATTGGTATAGGTTCTACAGGTCAAATTGAAAGTATTACAATAACTGAGAGTGGTGAATATTATACAACTGCACCAATAGTTACTATTGATCCTCCACCCAATAGAATGGCTCCAATACAGTCAGTTTATCTATCAGCAGGAGGTTCTGGATATACAGATGGTGATCAATTCTTTGCTGTAAGTGGTGGAAATGGTCAAATGGCAACTATTCGAGCAGTAGTAACTGGTGGTTCAGTTTCTTCTGTATACTCTACTCCACTCTTTGGTGGTGGTAATTATCTTATGTGGGATGTTTTAACTCTTCTTGGTGGAAATAATGATGCTACAGTAACTGTTAATAATGTAAGTAATGCTTACTTTGAAGGTGGTGGCCAAGCAACTGCTGTTGCAAATATCGGTGCTGGTGGAACGGTAACTGATATTACTGTTTTAGATGGTGGATTTGGATATATGGGTCCTCCTCCTTTCGGTGGTTCATTAGTTACTATTACTAATGATGGTGCAAATAAATCTGTACCTGGAAATTGTGATGGATCTTTCTGTAATGCTGTTGGAATTGCTTCAATAGGAATTACTGGATCCGATAGAGTTATTAGATCAGTTTATATTAAGGATCCAGGTGAAGGTTTTGCACAATCTGGAAATTTAACTCCATATGTTGTTGTTGATTCTCCTGATATTATATCTGGAGTTGGAACATATATCTTTAATGAAGTTGTTCAGGGTATGAGATCTGGTATTCAAGCAAGAGTAAAGGAATGGGATGTTGATACCTTAGTATTAAAAGTATCTAATGTTGGTATAGGAACCACAAATGCACAAGGATTCTTCCCAGGTGAAACTATTAAGGGTCTAGAATCTGGAGCATTATTTGCTAATGTAGAATTTACTAGAGAAGATACTGCCGATAAATATAATGATGGTGATATATTTGAAACAGAAGCAGATTCTATTTTAGATTTCACAGAATCTAATCCATTTGGTACTTATTAATGTTAGGAACTTATTTTTATCACGAAATAATAAGAAAAACAGTTATTTCTTTTGGAACATTGTTTAATGATATCTATGTACGTCATGAAGATGGTGCAGGAAATGATATTAGTGAAATGAAAGTTCCTGTTGCTTATGGACCTAGACAGAAATTTTTAGCAAGAATTCAACAGCAACCAGAATTAAATAAAGCAACTCAGATAACATTACCGAGAATGTCATTTGAGATGACTAATATTTCTTATGATTCGACTAGAAAATCTGGTATAACTCAAACATTTAAGGCAAAAGACGGCGATAAGATGAAAAAGGTCTTTATGCCAGTTCCTTATAACATAGGATTTGAATTAAATATTCTTACTAAACTTCAAGATGATGGACTTCAAATTCTTGAACAGATATTACCATTCTTTCAACCAGGTTTTAATTTATCTGTTGATTTAGTTAAATCTATTGGTGAGAAAAGAGATATTCCAATGATCCTTCAAAGTATTAGTCAACAAGACGATTATGAAGGAGATTTTGCTACAAGAAGAGCATTAATTTATACTCTTCAATTTACAGCAAAAACCTTTATGTTTGGTCCTATTGCAGACAGCACAGATGGACTTATTCGCAAGGTTCAATTGGATTACTATTCAGATACAAATCAGCAGACTGCAAAACGTGTTCAGCGTTATAGTGTGAAAGCAACTGCTAAGAAAGATTATAATGATGATGGATTGGTTACTGAATTGGATGACCCATTAATAGAACCAGGTGATGATTTTGGATTTACAGAATCAAGTACATTCTTTGGTGATTCTAAAGATTTCAGTCCAACACGTAAAATAGACTTATAAGATCATGAAAGATAATTATGATACATTAAATGATACATTTAACACAGAAGATGAAGTTGTTGACATTGAAGTTAGCAATACACCAGAAGCTGGTTGTGTCAGAAGAAAAGATGCAATGACTGATATTACTGCAGACATTGACAAAGATTATAAGTACACAAGAGGTCAATTATATTCATTAATTGAAAAGGGACAAGAAGCAATTAATGGTATTATGGAACTTGCAGGTGAGAGTGCAAGTCCAAGAGCATATGAAGTTGCTGGTCAATTAATAAAGAGTGTTGCTGATACTACAGATAAATTAGCAGATTTACAGAAGAAAGTTAAAGATTTAGATGAGGATTCTGTAAAAGCACCAAGTAATGTTACGAATAATGCCTTGTTTGTAGGTTCTACTAGTGAATTATCAAAGATGCTGAAGCAAGGAATTCTAAATAATAATAACACCAAATAAATGTTCAATGGACAATATAAGAGTAAGAGATGAATCTCTATATGATTGGAGATCTACATTAACTGAAGAAACTGATTGTGACTGTGAAGGTTGTGGTCAAGATCCTTGTGTTAAATGTGGTAAGAGTCATCACAATATTAATGAGGAAATACAAGGTGGTGTAAGTGTAGAAAATTATGCTGATGGTGTTCAGTTTAATGAGATAGAAACTGTAGATATAATTAAACCAAAAGCACTTGATCCATCTAATTGGAGAAGTGAGATGCAAATTTTGGAAGGTAATAGAACAAGATATAAGGGAATTTCTATATCTGGTTCAGGTAATAAGAAAGATATGTCTAAGGGACCAAATGAAAAGGCACTTATAGATTATACAAAGATTCAAGCAAAAGCAGATAAAAAGAAAGAAGTAATTGCTGCTTCAAATGAAATAGAAGGTGAAGTATTTGTTGAAGACTATATGACAGATTTATATAATGAAGGTTATTCTGTAGATGAAATAAATGAATATTTACTAGAAGAATATGAAATAGATGAAGAGTATCTTGAAGAGGCTTGGGGTAAAGTTCTGAAGGGTTTAGGGAAGGCTGCAGGACAAGCATTGAAAAAAATTGGAAGTAGTGCTGCTCAAGGTGGTGCTTATGCTGCATCACGTGCCGTAAAGGATACTGGTACAACTATTGGAGCTGCTAAAAAGGTTGCTAAATTTGCTACTAATCCAACAAATTTAGCACGGGCTAATAAAGATACACAAAAAGTTATTGATACTGGAACATCCATTGTAAAAGGTGGTAAAGAAGCAATGGCTCGCACATATGCTGCTGGTCAGAAATTTAGAAAGATTGTAGACTCAAGTGGTAAAAATTTACTTGGTCCAGCAAAATCATTAAAGCAACTTCAAGCTGATATTAAAAAAGTTAATAGGCAGGGAAATATATCAGTTATTAAATCACAAATTAAAGGTGAAACGGGTCTTGGTGTTGCTGATAACTTCAGAAAAGGATACTCTAAAAGATTAACTGATGCTAATGCTAGGTATGTTAAGAGGCAGCAAACTGCAACTGCAACTAAAACCAAAGTTGAACCTAAATTAACAAAGGTTAAATCTCCAGTTAAACAAATATCATCTAGTCGACCATTTAAAGATCATCCTACTAGTAAGGGTTTAACTTATCAACAAAAACAAGCTAAAGCAAATAATATTATTGCAAAGACGCAAGGTAAGACTCCAAAGCAA